TGACTCGCTTGCCCGAGTTCGAGAAGTACTACCCCGCAGAGGAAGCGCCCATGTCTAAGAACCTACCTGCACTGGCCAACGTCATGGCAGACCTGTCCAAACTCGGCTGGCCCAAAGGAGCAAAAAATGCCTGATCTCAAATCCGAACTGAACAAAGTCCTTAACGAGTGGAACACTCCCGAGGCCCAACCCGCAACCAAGCCCTACTTCACAGTGACCAACAACGTGACTCGCGTTACGTTCGACTACGTGCGAGACAACCCCGGCAAGACCCGCAAGGAAATCGCCGTTGCGCTGGAGAAGCAAGGCTACAAGAGCAGCTCTGTAACCTCGCTGCTGGGGCAGATGGCCAAGCAAGGCCTTGTGCGCGATAGCACCGGCCTGCTGTACGTCACGACTAGTGCGTACACCCCGTTGAAAGCATCCAAGAAGATGAAGGCTGTGGCCGAGACGCCGCAAGCACCGCAGCGCAAGAAAGTTGTCCTCATCAACAAGCGCACGGGCGAGATTGTCGCAGCCGCGCCCAAGGTCGAGCCTACCCCGGTGGTTAAAGAGTGGGAGCCCAACGATGTGATCGACAAGCTGACTGTGCATCAAGCCATCGCCCTGTTCAAAGCACTGCGTAACATTTTGGTGGGGTGAGTATGACGTGGCCCTTCCCACCACCCACTGGCCCTGTGCCGTGGACACCAGAGCAGATCAAACTGTACGAGAAACAACAACGCGACAGCGTAGGAGAAGCATTGGTATGAAAAGACTTTTAATCATCGCTGCACTGATGTGTAGCAGCGCACACGCACAGCCATCCTCCATCCTGTACACGGGGCAGGATTTATACACCCGACTCACAAACGACCGGGCTTTGGTCCTTGGGTACATAGCGGGGGTTGCTGATTCGCAGGCTGGTGTGACGATCTGTATCCCTCCCGGTCAGGTGAGCCTCGGGCAGATGGTGGACATGGTGAAACAAACACTGGAGCGCGTGCCGTCTGAGCGCCACATGGCCGCTGACATCTACGTGCAAGCTACGCTGTCCAACCGCTGGCCGTGTGCCAAGAGAGGGGGTGGGGTATGAGCAAGAAAGACGAGGCGCAGCACCGCGCATGGTTTACGGTAGATGAATTGAATGCGTGGGCTGACAAGAAGCTGGAGGAGAACCCGCAGTGGGCAGAGCAGCCAGCACAGCAGGAGCCTGTGGCGTGGATGTTTCAGCATGAAGAAACTGGGCGAACCATGTGCGTAGATGCGCAACAAGTCGAATGGGGGTTTGAGAAAGGCAACCCCCGCTTGAAAAAGATTGCGCCCCTCTACACATCTCCACCAGCACAGCGCAAGCCGCTGACGGATGAGCAGATTGACGCTATCTGGGATGCAGTTATCACCCCAAGCAATCACATTCGTGAGTTTGTCCGAGCCATCGAAGCCACGTTGCGGGAGCAGAACACATGAGTGAACTTGAAGAACTCAAGCTGGCCTACGCAGAGTGCAGCCGACAGCGTAACGAACTGCTCAACAAACTCAAGTCTCAAGCACAGCGCAAGCCGCTGACGGATGAGGAGTTTTTGGAGTTGATTCTGCGCACAGGAACACAAGAGCTTGTCGGCGTTGCCGCTTTCGTTGGCGGTTCAATCCAGATGCGAGGCAAGATTGGTCTGCTACGCAGCGCTAAAGTCATCAAGGAATTTGTCGAAGCCGCCCACGGCATCAAGGAGGACGCATGAAGACCGTAATTGAAATGGCGCGGGAGGCTGGGGCTACCCCTTACACCAATCGCCACTATCCAGATCGACCAACGCACACCTTCAACCCGGAGCAGCTTGAACGCTTTGCCGCCCTTGTGATCGCCAACCACCCACCGCAGTCATACATGACATGGCAAGAGGGGTACGAGGCAGGCAAGCAGGCCGAGCGCGAAAGACTTCAGGCATTTATGCGGCAGATGATTGACGCGTACTCACTGCAAAGCGATCCGTCTGGCCTTAAGGCAAGGAGCAGCACATGAAGACCGTAATTGAAATGGCGCGGGAGGCTGATCTTTGGATGACCAGTGACGAGCGAGTGGCTGCTGTTGAACGATTTGCCGAGCTTGTCCGTGCTGACGAGCGTGAAAAATACAAGTGGGACATTCACTCATGCGGCCCCACTTGCAAACGGTATGCGTGTGTGGCGACCCGTGAAGCTGTCGAGGCCGAGCGTGAGGCGTGTGCGAAACACGCAGAGGATTTCCTGACCAAAGGACGCAGCCCGCTAGGCCGCGCAGTCGGCGACGCCATCCGAGCAAGGAGGAACACATGACCGCCGCTGACTACTGCAAACGCTGCACCGCGCCCCATTCACCGGCAATCAAAGTGCTGGCAAGGTGCGGAGCGTGCGTTGTCAACAACGGCAAACTGCCACCAACAAAGTTCATCGAGAAAGCAAAGGAAACAAAATGAGAAAAAGTTTGCACACAACAACCGAATTTTTACCACGCAAGTGGCCATGCTTTGCTGTTGGCTTTTTTGCCGGTGGCAATGAGTTTGTGTTGCACCTATGGCTTGTGTGCTTCCGTATTCGATGGGGGTATTGATCATGAGCAAACTCAAGACAGCAACCATCCCAAACCGCCACAAAGTTAACGCCAAGATTGTGCTGAACGAAGCCATTGATGAAGAGCCAGACACCGCCATAGTGCTGTGCTTCTGGTACGACAAAGGCCAGTTCACCATCAAGACATCATCAACACCAGACCGGCTTGCACTGATTGGAATGTTGGAAGAAGCCAAGGCCAAAGTTATTTCGGATGGGTACGCATCATGAACGATGGAGAAAAAGCTGGATGGTGGGCTATGGCCTACTTATGCATTGCGTTGGTTGGCGTTTGGTTCATCGCGGTCTGCATCGCGTGGTATCACATCAAGGAGTGGTTTCTATGAGCAAAATCAAACCGGAAGATCACCCCGACTTCATCGGTGGGTGGAAGTGGACCAAGCTGGAGCTTGATTGGATTAACGAGCGCATCGGCACGCTTGAAGCCGCGTTGTTCCAAGCTCAAGAAGCGGCCATCGACTTGGAGAGCAGACTCACCAAAACAGAAGGTTGGCTGAACGAGGCCGTGTGGAACTACGGCGAACTTAAAAGGAAGATGGGCACATGACCTGTAAACACCGCTGGGAACCAGTCCCTGACCAACCAATCTACAAGTGCGCCCGATGCGGCGCGTTCATGAGGATCATCAAATGACAGCAACACGGTTCGCACCTGTGCACAACATATTCACAGGCAAAGAGGTTATTGAGTTCGTGCCCATCCCAAAGGTCAGCGTCAAGCGCAAGGGCACCACGCAGCACGACGACAAGTTCGAGAAGCTGCTTGGTTTCAAGGAGGCGCTGAGTGTGCCTGAGCGTGACTTTGGCGGTATGCGCAAGGCGCTGCAACGCTTCATCGACAACAAGGGGCTGCGCAGGACAGTGAGCGTCCGCCAACTCAAAGACCACAAGACCAAGAGCTTCACCCTGTGGCTGGTCAACGAGCCACCACAGGTAGTTCCACCCAACAAAAAGGCAGACAAATGAGCAACACAAACACAGGCGGACCAGCGTTTCCATCTAAGAAGCGCGTTTATCGCGCCGGATACGCCACAGCCGAATTTGAGCCTGTTGATGGCATGACCCTGCGCGACTTCTTTGCGGCCGAGGCGATGCAGGGGATGATGGTTGACGTTGAACAACCACGTTGCGATTACATTGCAGAAGTAGCTTACAAAATGGCCGATGCCATGCTGAAAGCGAGGCAAGCATGACCCCTGTACGGCAGAAGAAAATCCGTACCGTTCTGCGGGCACACCCGAACGGGATGACACCGCCTGAGATCGCGGCGGTTACTGGGGTACACGTGGCCAATGTCAGGACAGCGCTCAGGGCTATGCCCGATGTGTATGTGGACCGCTGGAGAATGGGCAAGCGTGGGCAGTTCACAAAGGTATGGGTCGCTGTGCCTGTACCCGAGGACTGCCCTCACCCCAAAGACCGCGTAAAGTGGGGGGTGAACTACAGGAAACCAAAGACCCAGTGGGTCATTGTTGAAGGAGCAAGAGTGTGAGCGTGCCGTACAACGACGATGCCCGTGAAGCGTATGTCCTGCGTAACAGTGAGAACCACTTGGAAGTTGCCAAGAAGCATCACGCGCTCGGCCATGCCCGGTCAATGTGGATTCAGCTTTTCGTGTGGGCCATGCGCGAAGAAATCTACGGCGAACACTGGGACCGGATAACGAATCAACCAAGGAGAAAGACATGACACCGAAACAAGAGGCAGCACTGCGAGAGTATCTGCAAGAGGCCATCGTGCCACTGATCGAAGATGTGCTGGCCAAGAAATTGGGGCAAGCCATGACGTTTGCGGCACAAGAACTTATCCAGCCAAAGCGTGAGTGGGTGGGGCTGACGGATGAGGAGCGTGGGCAAGCTATCAACTCAAACTTTGGAACCGGCTTGTGGCATATGGCAAAAGACGTCGAAGCCAAACTCAAAGAAAAAAACGGGTATGCGCGAAAGCACATAACTGACGGGTCGCCCTGCTGGTGCGGCGCTGAAGTGACCTACGTCGACCCGGAAACGGGGGTCAAAATTATCAACCACAAGGAGCCACAATGAGCGATAAGCGAGAGTACCTATGGGCTGTTTTCAAAGACGTACCCCAAAGCGTGCAGCTTGTAGAAGCCGCATTGATTTTTTATCACGCCGAAGTTCCGGTTGAGCAGGCGCGTGAGTATCTGGCAATACTGGAAACAAAAATTAAGGAGCGCAACGCATGATCGACCCAAACAAACTGCAATACTTCACCATGGCATCATGGATGCGCGGCTATGCCGCCGGGCTGGACGAGTACCAGCACAAGACCTTGATTCACAAGCTCAACAAAGCAGCTGACATGCTCGACGCTGTGTGGGGTAAGTACACGCAAGAAGAGGAAAACAAATGAACGCAGAAGAAATAAACAAGGCCTTTGACGAGGAGTACATCAAGTACCGCGCCGCCTTCCCCAAAGACTACCGCTTGCCAAAGCGTGAGTGGGTGGGGCTTGACCTTTCAGAGATGGACGCCATCATCGACGGCAACATGACAATCACTGACTCAAAATTACGCGATGCCGTATACGCGGTAGTGATCGACACAATGACAACTTTGATGGAGAAGAACCATGGCTAAGCTGCCGTATACATTCACGATCTGCCCCGACCAAGACACACCAAAGAGCTTCACTGCAAGCTGCGCTGAGATGGGGCGCTTACTTCAAGACAGCCCTGACGGCGACCTGACCATCAACCAAAAAAGATTGGGCGCATGGGATGCATGGACAGGTGGCGGGATTGATGCTCCTATTGAAGAAAAGCTCCACGACCTTGTGCAGAAAAGGCAAAACACATGAGCGACCAAAAAAACTGGGACGCCGCGCTCATTAAAACGTGGCGGTTGTCTGGCACCTACGTGGATGCGTTGCGTCTTTTCAAAACACTGTCAGGTAAGCGCACAGATGAGTGTGACCCGCCGCTCAAGCGTGTGCCAAAAAAGTTTTTGCCTTTCGGCGTCGGCATTCGGGTATACGTTGCAGAATACCTGCCAAAGATCAGCGCACGGTTATGGGATCAGCCGCCAGAGAAAGACATCTTGTTGCTGCGCAAGCTGGAGACAAGCCCGTACGACTCGCTGGAAACAAAGATGTACGACGAAGGTCAGGCTGAGCGAGCGTCACTGATAAACAACGTCAAAAGCAACAGAAAACGAATAGCCATGAACGTACTGGCTATATCAAACCGCAATCAAGCCACGGACTGGGGTGTGACCAAAGGCCCCTCAACCGTTCGCGTTAAACACAAATAAGGAAAATACATGAAATGTAAATGCCATCCCAACTCGCCTTTCCACTGGAAGCAAAACCCGAGGCCGAGCATCTTCTTGCAAGACCCACTGTTCCGTGCCAAGGGTGCGGTAGTGAGTACTGACTACAAACTGTTCGGTATCTTCCTGAGAGCGCAACCCCACATCAAACCACAACTCAACAAGTACGAACTGTAATGAGAACTTTCGCAACGCACGCCGTCCGCAAACTCCTGCGCGACAACCCGGACGGCATGGACGCAGGCACAATAGCCAACAAGCTGGACCGAGAGCCGAAAAACATCCGCAAGCTACTCAACACCATGCCTGACGCCTACATCGACAGATGGGTACGCCACAGAGGCACCCCACCAATAGCCATCTGGTGCGTGGTTGTACCCCCAGAGAATTGCCCCCGTCCTGAAACCAAACCAAGGAGAAAATGAAATGGAAAACAAACTCAACGGCACACGTGCAGACGATCTGCAAGTTGGTGGCCAACACTACAAAGACATGGGCATCCAGCCTTGGGCTGTGATGGAGGCCGTGCTGACACGCGAAGAGTGGATCGGCTACCTCAAAGGCAACGTCATCAAGTACGGGATGCGCCAAGGCAAGAAGGACAGCGACGACGCCAACAAGGCACGTCACTACGCAGTCAAGCTGGCGGAGGTGCAAAATGGCAACAACACCTGAAGGCAAGGTAAAAGCCGCAGTGCGCAAGGTACTGGACCGCTTGGGCATCTACCACTTCATGCCTCCGGGCATGGGGCTTGGGCGCTCGGGTATCCCCGACATCATCGGCTGCTATAACGGGCGGTTCATCGCCATCGAGTGCAAGGCGGGCAAGGGCAAGACCACTGCGCTGCAAGAGCGCGAGCTGCAATGGATCAAAGCCGCTGGCGGGTTCACATTCGTGGCCCGTGAAGACAACTTGGAAGAAATGGAAGGACGGCTACTGTTATGGACAAAGTGACGCAAGCAGCATGGGACGACACGGTCGCCAACTTGAGCAAACGCGATGAGAACGTGCGCGATCACTTCGCGCAACTGATCATGACGCTGGCCAAGTGCTACAACATGGACGCGCCCCACAAGGCAGTTGTGCTGGTCGATACTGGAGAAGCCCTGCTGACCTTCTGCGCTGGCGCGGATGAGATGGACATGGCCAGCATGATCGGCCAAGCAAACGAGATGGCACAAGCACTGACACTGCGCGATGCCCCACCCAAGGAGATGTTTAATTGAACTACTCAGGAAACCTGACGCAAGCGTTGGTGGACGAACTGCTTGCAGTCGTGCACAAGTACGACGAAACACTACTGCTGCCAACAGCGCTCGGCTGCCTTGAGTTGGCCAAGCAGCAACTTATTCAAGACCACATGGATGAGGAGGACGACGAATGAGCGCACCGTACGACCGCATCATTACCGTGGACTTTGAGACGCGGTGGGACAGTAAAGACTACACGTTGTCAAAGATGACAACAGAGGAGTACATCCGTGATATTAGATTCAAAGCATTTGGGTGTTGCTTCCACGAGTATGGAAGTGCTGATCCAATCGTGTGGATTGGAGGACGCGACCTACGTGAGTACGTTGCTGGGATCGACTGGAGCCGAACAGCCCTTCTCGCCCATAACGCCCAGTTTGACGTATCCATCCTGTGCTGGAGATACGGAATCAAACCCGCCTTCATCTTCGACACGCTATCAATGGGACGCGCTCTACGAGGCGTGGAAGTGGGCAACTCCTTGGCCAAACTCGCAATGGATTTTGGACTACCTGACAAGGGACGAGCCGTTCATTCGACCAACGGATTGGAGGTACTCCCGGAACAGATTGAGGTGGAGCTTGCGGAGTACTGCAAGCACGATGTCTTCCTCTGTGAAGAAATCTTTGCCCGACTGATCCCCGGCTACCCCGCCAAAGAACTGCGCCTCATCGACATGACGCTCAAGATGTACACAAACGCGTGCCTTGAGCTGGACCGGGAGATGCTCATCAAAGCCCTATCAGAAGAAGGAGAGAAACGTGAAGGACTGTTACAGAGGCTCGGCGTGGAAGAAGCTGCACTTGCGTCGAACGATAAGTTTGCGCAGGTCCTCGTTGCCATGGGCGTCACGCCCCCTACAAAAGTCAGCAAGACCACTGGGAAGGAGGCGTTTGCTTTTGCAAAAAATGACGCTCTTTTTCAAGCGCTGCTCAACGGTGAACGTGAAGACGTTGCCCTTCTTTGTGAAGCGCGTCTTCGGGTTAAATCAACCACCGAGCGTACACGTGCGCAGCGGTTCCTTGATATATCGGGCAGGGGTCCGCTCCCGGTTCCGCTTAGCTATTACGGCGCAGCGACAGGCCGTTGGACTGCCGCAAAGGGCAGCGCCATCAACATGCAAAACCTCAAGCGAGGTTCGTTCCTACGCAAAGCAATCATGGCACCGGTGGGGCACCAGCTTGTCGTTGGGGACCTTTCACAAATTGAACCGAGAGTACTGGCGTGGTTTTCGGATTACGAAGATATGCTCGACATCTTCCGGTCTGGCAGCGACGCTTATGCCGCTTTCGGCGCTCAGATGTTCAACATACCCGGCCTTTCAAAAGAAAGCCATCCAGACCTTAGACAGTCTGCAAAGTCGGCACTCCTTGGCTGCGGGTACGGGCTTGGCTGGGCGTCTTTCGCTGCTCAGCTTCTCGTTGGATTCCTTGGCGCACCTCCCGTACGCTACGACAAAGCGTTTGCGAAGAAGCTCGGTGTGGACGCCGCCTACATCGACCGTTTCGTTGACTGGGACGAGAATGTTAAAAAGCTCCGGGAGATTCCCCACACCTGTACGGAGCGGGAGTTGCTGATCCACTGCGTGGCAGCCAAGAAGATCATCGACATCTACCGCAGCACTGCGCACCCCGTTGTGAGTTTTTGGGACATGTGCAGCAAGCTGATGGAGAAGTCGCTTTACGGCGGCGAAGAGGTGGTGTATAAATGCGTGACATTCAAGAAAGAAACGATAGTCTTGCCCTCGGGCATGACGCTCAAATATCCGCATTTAAGACAAGAACGCGACAAAGAAACGAAGCAGTTGAATTGGGTGTACGGAGAGGAAGGCACTAAGCCAACCAAGCTGTACGCTGGGAAGATAACGAACAACATCGTGCAGGGAACTGCGCGTGTGGTGATGACAGACGGCATGCTACGGGTGGACAAGAAGTACCCCGTGGTAGGCACAGTGCATGATGAATTGCTCTGTGTCGTGCCTGACGCTGAGGTCAAGGAAGCCACTGACTGGGTGCTGGAGCAGATGATTGCACAGCCCAAGTACATGCCCGGCATACCGCTGAACTCAGAGGTCGGTGCGCACCGCCGTTATGGTTTGGCAAAAGGTTAACAACAGGAGAAAGCAATGTACATGGTATTTAACATCGGCTGCATCGAGTGCGGCGTATCGTCCAAGATCGTCGGGCTGTTTGCTGACAAGAGCAAGGCCGAAGAGGTGCGCAAGATGTGTGAAGAGCGCCATCACTGGCGAGAGAGCGGGCAGAACGCGTTTGAGGTATACGAGCTGCCGCAGCCCGAACACATCGACGAAGAGTACACACAAGGAGAAAGCAAATGAAGCAACTGACACTACCCAAGAAGATCAAAGTGGGGGACAACTGGTACAGCGTGGAGATCGCGGAAGCGATGCGTGAGCGCATGTACATGGGGGAAGTCCACTACGCCAAGCGCACCATCACACTGGCGCGTAAGTCCTACCACGGCATACCGCTCAAACTCTCGGCTCTGCAAGAGACGTTCTGGCACGAGCTGACGCACGCCATCCTTGAGAGCATGGACCGCCCTGACCTGAACAACGACGAGCACTTCGTCGAGGGGTTCAGCAACAGACTCCACAAAGCAATTCAATCTGCGAGGTTTTAATGACAGTTAAATGGTCACACTCAGCGCTCAAGGACTACGAAGGTTGTCCCCGGCGCTACCACGAGGTGAAGGTCCTCAAGAACTTCCCGTTCACGGACACGCAAGCCACGCTGTACGGCAAGGAGTTGCACTCCGCAGCTGAGCACTACATCAAGGACGACACGCCGCTGCCACCGCAGTTTGAGTTCATCAAGGACATGCTCGATGCGCTCAAGGCCAAGCCCGGTCGCAAGCTGTGTGAGCACGAGATGGGTGTGACTGCTGACCTGCAACCCTGCGGGTTCATGGACAAAGATGTGTGGGTGCGCGGTATTGCCGACTTGCTCATCATCGACGACGAGAACTTGACAGCGCGAGTAGTGGACTATAAAACGGGCAACAACAAGTACCCGGACCGGGAGCAGCTTCGGCTGATGGCGTTGATGGTGTTCGTTCACTTCCCGCACATCCGCAAAGTCAGCGGCGGTCTGCTGTTCGTGGTCAAGAATGATCTGGTCAAGGCCAGCTTCTTGCGCGGTGAAGCTGAGGAGTACTGGTGGGATTACCGGGAGCGCGTCGCCCGCATTGAGAAGGCGCATGAGACCGGGGTGTGGAACCCCAAGCCCACACCGCTTTGCGGCTGGTGTGTCGTTAAAACCTGTGAGTACAACCGAAAGAAGGATTGATATGGCAACCCGTGACTACAAGAAGGAATACAAACGCGATCTGGAGACCGGCAAGTCCGGCCCAGACTCAGACCAGCATGAGCGCCAACGTGCGCGTCGTGCATACGACAAGAAAGGTATCGACCGTGCAGGCAAAGACATCGACCACATCAAGCCCTTGCGGGCTGGCGGCAAGTCAACGCCGGGTAACCTGAGACTGCGTGCCAAGAAAGCCAATCAGGGCGACAACAAATAACTACCGGAGAAAGCATTGGACATCATCGACAACAAAGCCGTTGTCTTCAGAACGCGCAATCCCGACAAGTACAGCATCATTCCCAAGCACAAAGTGTTTGACCGCGAGGATGGCAGCTACGATGTGGCTGTGTACTGGGGCTTGGACGAGGCGCGTGTCCTGAAGAATCTAGGCGTGAAAGACATCCAGTCGCCGATCACTCGGCGCTATGAGTGGCCGGGGCGTTACAAGCCGATGGCTCACCAAGTGGAGACCGCATCGTTTCTGACCATGCACAAGCGTGCGTTTTGTTTCAACGATCCCGGCACGGGCAAGACACTTGCCTCGCTATGGGCAGCGGACTACTTGATGAAGCTGGGGTTTGTGCGGCGTGTGTTGATACTGTGCCCACTGTCGATCATGCACTCAGCGTGGCTCAGTGATTTGAACAACAGCATCATCCACCGCTCGGCTATCGTGGCGCATCACAGCAAGGCATCCCGCCGCATCGAGATGATTCAGCAGGACTACGAGTTCGTGATCTGCAACTACGACGGGCTGAACCTGATTGCCGAGGAGATCAAAAACGATGGTCGCTTTGATCTGATCATTGTGGATGAGGCCAACGCCTACAAGACCGTGACCACCAAGCGCTGGAAGACTCTCAAGTCGATCATCACGCCGAAGACGCACCTGTGGATGATGACCGGTACTCCTGCATCGCAGTCGCCTGCTGATGCGTACGGGCTGGCCAAGCTGGTCAACCCTGACAACGTGCCGCTGTTCTTCACAGGATGGCGCGACTCGGTGATGAACAAGATCACGCTGTACAAGTGGGCACCCAAGCCCGATGCACGCGACCGCGTATTCAATGCGCTGCAACCAGCGATCCGCTTCTCCAAAGACCAGTGCCTTGACTTGCCGCCAGTGATGACGCTCACCCGCGAGGTGCCGCTGACTCCACAGCAGGTCAAGTACTACAACTTGCTCAAGGACCAGATGCTGGTGCAAGCCGCAGGGGAGGTCATCACAGCGGTCAACGCCGCTGCTATGCTGAGCAAGCTGCTGCAAGTCTCGGCTGGTGCTGCGCTCACGGACACCAAAGAGGTGGTGGAGTTTGACGCTGGCCCACGGCTTGGCGTGCTGGAGGAAATTCTGGAGGAGACATCGCGCAAGGTCATCGTCTTTGCGTTGTTCCGCGCCAGCATCGAGACCATCCAGAAGCACCTGACATCCAAGGGCATCACCAACGAGTGCATCCACGGCGGCGTGTCTGCGACCAAGCGCGGCGACATCATCCACCGCTTCCAGACCGACCCCGACCCAAGGGTGCTGGTCATGCAGCCTGCGGCTACAGCGCACGGCATTACGCTGACTGCTGCCGACACCGTGGTGTTCTACGGCCCGTTGATGAGCGTGGAGCAGTACATCCAGTGTATTGCCCGTGCCGACCGCAAGGGGCAGAACTCCGACAAGGTGACAGTCTTCCACATCCAGAGCTCCCCGGTGGAGTCCAAGATGTTCAAAGCCCTCGGAGCGAAAGTGAGCGATAGCTCACTTCTGACTGAGATGTTTACCCTTGAAATAAATTCTTGAAAGGGGGTTGCGCCACGAAAAAAGCCATGTAAACTGTCCAACGCTTGACAAAAATATAGGAGAAAGCAATGACTGAAGACATCGAAGAAGCACCGGAAGTTGAAGCAATTCCGCTCGACAAGCTGGTCGCCATTCACTCCAAGATCAAGGCCAAGATGGAAGGCCTTGATCGCCAGCTCGCTGAGCTGGAGGAGACGCGCACGCAGGTGCGCCTCGCAATCAAAGACCAGATGAAGGCCCTCGGCCTGACATCGGTCCAGACCTCCACGGGAACCGTGTCGTTGATGAAGAAGACGCGCTACAACACACAGGACTGGGACTCGTTCAAAGCATTCGTGCTTGAGCATCAAGTCGTAGACCTGTTGGAAAAGCGCATCGCCCAAACCAACATGGCACAGTTTCTGGAAGAGAACCCCGGCGTTGTACCGCCGGGGCTGAACTCAGTCACTGAGTTCGACATTCGTGTAACCAAAGCAAGAAAGTAACGCAATCATGAGCAACATTACGCTTTTCAATTCGTCCAACGTCCCCGCATTCGCTCGTAACAACGAGTTGTCTGAAACAGCCAAAGCCCTGACGGGCGGCGGTGCTGGTGTATCCACCAAGCGCATCTCCATCAAAGGCGGCGTGTTCCGTCTGGTGGCAGGTGGCAAGGAAGTAGCCGCCATCGAAGACCGTCACCTTGATGTCATCATCGTCCGTGCTGCCCCCAAGGTCAGCCGCATCTTCTACGCTGGCGCTTACAACGCTGACGCGATCGTGCGCCCTGACTGCTGGAGCAACGACGGTGAGAAACCTGACGCCAGCATCGCTGCTCCACAGAGCAAGACCTGCATGGGTTGCCCACAGAACGAAGCCGGTTCCGGTAACGGCAACAGCCGTGCCTGCCGCTTCCAACAGCGCCTTGCTGTTGTGTTGGCCAACAACCCTGAAGGCGATGTCCTGCAACTGACACTCCCAGCTACCAGCATCTTCGGTAAGGAAGAAGGCGATAAGCGTCCCCTGCAAGCCTACGCCCGCTTCTTGGCAGCGCAGACACCTCCGGTTAACCCCGAGCAGATCGTCACACGCATGAAGTTCGACACCAAGGCTGAGTCTCCCAAGCTGTTCTTCAACCCTGTGCGTTGGTTGACAGACGAAGAGTACCCAATCGCTGTGGCGCAAGGCGACTCTGACGATGCCAAGAAGGCTGTGACCCTGACCGTGGCGCAAGCTGACGGCGTGAAAGCTGCCCCGATGTCGATCCCCGGTGCTGCGCCCAAGGCCGCTGCTAAGCCCGCGCCTGTGGTTGAGGAGGAAGATGAGGCTCCGGCTCCAGCTCCAGCACCCGCCCCGAAAGCTGCCAAGGCCAAAGCTGCGCCCGTGGCCGATGCTGACGACGAACCGGAAGTGCGCAAAGAGACAGCCAAGGCTGCCGCCGTGCCAGCCAAGAAGTCCAAGCTGGCTGACATCGTGTCCGATTGGGACGACGAGTAAAAAGAATCGGGGGGAAAGCGGATGCTGTGCGGGTGTTAGGTCGTGGTGCAACTCCACCCCGCTTCATGATCACAGACGCAGCGAGTACCCCCACCTACAAGGAGAAGCACATGGCAATCGGAACAATGCAGGGAGGTCTGTACTACGACGCCAACCGCGACACGTACTACAGCGAGCGCGAACGCTTCGAGCGCGAGATGCAACAGCGCCAGATGTACGCAGCCCAGCAGCAAATGGGGCAAAACCCATACGGCAAAGCAATCGCTGGCGGAAACCACGCAGAGCAACAACGGCAAGTAGCTGTCGTTGACCCCAAAGACCCGCTGAGTTTTCTCAGCAAAGCAGACAACAAACTTTTACTCACAGGAGAAGCACCATGAAACTCAAACCATTCGCAGAAATCATCGCCATGTCCAAGGAGAAGTTGTCAGAAGCACTGGCACCCATCCGCGCACGCAAGGTTCGCAGCCAAGCGGAGCTGGAGATGGCCAAGCTGGACGACGAGTTGATTCGTTTGGAAGCGGACATTCAAGAGCAGTGCGCCAAGGAAGACATCAACTTCCCAAGCCTTCTTGACAAGCTGGACAAGGTCGCCTTGCTTGAGCGCCGCAAGACCCAGTATGAATCCGTGCTGGCGCAGTTGTTCCCAGCCAAGACCTAAACAACAGGGGCTTCGGCCCCTACTACCATGGCCTACTCACAAAAAATCATTGACGATGTGATGAAGACTCCCAAGTCTCTGGGCAACCAGCTTGGGCGTTGGGCTATCCACTTGGATTTCCCCGTCACCAAAATCGCCTACGCCCTTGGTGTCACACGCCAGACCGTCTACAACTGGTTCAACGGATCAGAAGTCTTTGTCGCGTACCGACACCGCGTGGAAACCCTCTTAACAATAATGCAGTCCTCAAACACAGCGGACGAAGCATGGAGAAGAATATGTCACGAGTACAACCTCAAGCCCTGACCGACGAAGAGTTGATGAACTATATCTACATACAGAACTACGCTGTACCCGTTGAGTTTGTGCAGGAGTTGTGGAAGCGCTACGCTGCGCTGCTGGACGCCGCCGAAGACGACCTGAAGTAACCCATTCCCGAAGGACCCTCATGACTCCGCTCGATTTGATGGCGGCGGTTTTGCCGTCTCCGGGTAATGGCTATTACTGCGCGGTAGAACTTACAAAGAAAAAACAACACGTCTACGGACAAACACTTGAGGAGATCATGCCCACCGTCGAGCAGTGGGCGAAAGCGGGATACGACACTTACTTTGCACTGGGCACGTTCGGCACGGACAAGGACCGCACCAAGGACAACATGCACGCCAGCCAAGTGCTGGCCGTGGACCTTGACTGCAACCATCCCAAGGACATACCCCAGCCCGACAAAGAAACGGGCGAGATGGTCATCAAGCCCAAGGCATATCCGAGCGCCAAAGCTGCGGCGCAGGCGCTGCAAAAGTTCTGTGAGGACACAGGGCTGTCGGCACTTGGCGACCCGTGGCTTGTTCATTCTGGCGGCGGCATCCATGCCTACTGGCCGCTCGACGAGATGCTGTTCAAAGAGGAC